AATATTATACTGGAAAAAACCAAAATGATGGTTTTAATCAATTGTTAGTACCTATTGTAACTATTAATACTGTCCTTTCTCCTTTAGATTCTAATTTAAATTATGTAAGAGTAATAGGTGGTTCTTTAAGTAACACAGTGTTAAAATACCTTCCTTATTATTTACCTCAACTCCCTACTCAAGAAGATTACCAAATTAGTGAATTTAGAAGATATTTCTGTAAAAAAGTTAATCAAATTCAATACATAGAAATTAACCAAACTCAATTCGATTTATTATTAAATCAAGATCCACAAATTGAATTTTCATTATATTATCCTTTTTTTATAGATTGGCAATTAACAGGAGACAAATCAAAAGTAGCTGAAGTAAATAGAAACATTACTTTATTAGCTATGAAAAATCAAAAATTACCTAGTTTTGATCAATACTTAAAGTTTGATTTTACAAAATATTACCAATAATTTGGTATTATAAAATCCTAATATTATATTAATATCAATCAAGGTTATGTTTTGGTTGATAGAGACAGAAGAGCAATTGGATTATTTAAAACAAAAGCCAATACAAGAGGCATTTGTTGAAATTATTCCTTATCATGACAACGTTCATCCCGCTATTAATGGGTTGTCTCTAGTGTATATTAGACCGTTTAATGACACGAAAGGTTATATGTTATGCGTTGACCATAGTGAGGGTTTCTCGCTTAATAAAACGATTATAGACGGTATACTACAAGATATAGAGCGTATATGGGTACGCGATAAAAAGTCGGCATTATATTATTTTCCAATTAAAAGCTTGCTCGACCTATCCATAATCTCTCCTACGTATATACAAGATCCCCCACAAGCACATACTTATTTTTACTCCAAATATCCGGATTATCCGAATACTAATAAACTTGTGCCAATTACTAAACACTATGAAAAGTGCCAACATATTTATGAGCACGTTCGTAGTGTAATCCCCCAAGAATTACCACCCTATTTTGATTTTTACAACAACAAGGTAGTATTGGCATTCTTTGGAATTGAAAAGAACGGAATTAATATAGATAAAAATACATTTGACAAACACTATGAACCAAACCGCGAATTTTATTCAGTCAAAGACAATCGAGTATTTACCAGTTACAATCTATCTACAACAACTCGTAGACCAAGTAACTCTTTCAATGGCATTAATTTTGCCGCTTTAAACAAAGAAAATGGCTCAAGGAGAAGCTACATATCGAAGTATGGGTTTGTGGAGTTCGATATTAGTGCATACCATCCCCATCTTGCTGCTCGTTTGGTTGCCATGGATTTTCATGGACAAGACGTACACCAAACATTCGCGAACCTCTATGGTGTCACATACAAAGAAGCAAAAGAGCTCACGTTTAAGCAGCTATACGGAGGCGTTTTTAAAGAATATGCGCACCTGGAATTTTTTCAAAAAGTAAGTAAATTTATTGACAAAAACTGGAAGGAGTTTAACAGCTCGGGAAAAGTTACAGTTCCGATTTCGGGATATGTTTTTGAAAAGGACAAACTGGATAATATGAATCCGCAGAAACTTTTTAATTATATGTTACAGAATGTAGAGTCGGCAGTCAACACTTACATTTTGATGGACATTCATAGATTGTTAAAAGGTAAACAGACAAAAATAGTACTATATACGTACGATTCGTTTTTATTTGAACTTGGTAAAGACGAAAAAGATATTGAAATTGAGATACAAAAAATATTTGAAAAATATAAATTAATGACAAAAACTAGTTATGGAGACACTTACGATTTTGGAACAACCTAAACATATGTATGTGGGATACGATTTCGACCCAATAAAGATTACAGACGTGAATAATAAGTTATTTTGTACATTTACTAGTTTAGAGGATTTAGATGCGTTAGTAAATGGAATTACAAGCTCATACTCTATAATGTATAACAAAATGTTTGTTTTGTACGTAAAAAGTACAGACGAATATGTTATTACTTATAATGTAGAACAAGGCAACGTAAATAATATTCCTGAAAATACCATTTTGGTACATAGAAAAAAAGATTCTAATACACTCTATACTATCAATGCTCTAAACGAGGTTGATTAAAAAATTAAATGGTGGTGTTGTTGACCCACAATATAGAGTAAATTGGCAACATTATAAAAATTGTATTTTGTTAACCAACCATAACGAGTTGAAACAATTGAATACAAAAATTTATAAGATTGTTGAGCTTTAACTTTTTTGTATATTTATAACATATTAGTATGGATAATTTTGATTTAAAAAAGTATTTAATAGAGAACAAAATAACTACTAGTTCTAAAATACTTAATGAAGTAAAAGGACCAGAATCAATTACTGTAAAAGTAACTGACAAAGGAAAAAATTCAATGGGTCTTTATAATTCTCCTGGAAGCATCACAATGCAACCTAGCGAAGACCAACTTTATTATATAGGAAATCAAAAATACGAAGTTAATAAAGAAACAAACATATATTTTGCAAGCTATTCCTCTGATCCAGCAATTATACATGTATCCTATGTAGTAGCTTCACCTGAAAATGATTTTAAAGAATTAACTAATAGTAAGATTGTTCGTAGTAATCAATTAAAAAATATAGTTCCTTCTGCTGCTTGCGACTTTAAAGAAGGGTTTGAAAAAGGAACACAAGACAATAGAGGTTATTTCGAAATAATCGAAACCAAATAAAAAATAAGGGCCCTTTAAAAGAGGGCCCACCTTAACTTGGTTTTATAACCTCCCGTTCTTACATTTCCACCCGAAACTTAATTACAAGATTTATGGATATTAATGCTATTAAACAACGACTAAATGCTTTACAGTCGACCGGAAACTCAGGCAAGAAAGAAAAAATCGATTACACAAAAGTTTATTGGAAACCAAGGGAAGAAGGAAAGTACCAAATTCGTATTGTACCTTCAAAATTGGATCCCCAAAATCCTTTTAAAGAGTGTTTTGTACACTACGGATTCGCTAAGTACCCTATCTTTGCTTTGACTAACTGGGGTGAAAAAGACCCTGTTGTAGAATTTGCTTCTCAACTTCGTAAAACTAATGACAAGGAAAACTGGTCTTTGGCTAAGAAAATCGAGCCAAAAATGCGAGTTTATGCTCCTGTTGTAGTACGTGGTGAGGAAGAAAAAGGCGTACGCCTTTGGGAATTTGGTAAAGAAATTTACATGCAATTGTTAGGAATTGCTGATGATGAGGATTATGGTGATTTCACTGACATTAACGAAGGTCGCGACTTTACAGTTGAGGCAGTTAAAGGTGATATCGCTGGACGTATTGGTTTGAAAACCTCAATTCGTATCAAACCTAAAACAACTCCTTTGAGTGCTGATGCTTCACAAATTGAAAATTTCCTTTCAGAACAACCTAACATTTTGGAACTCCAGCGTCAACGTACCTATGAGGAATTAAAAGAAATTCTCCAAAATTGGTTGTCACCTGAAGAGCCAGAAGAAGGTTCAATCATCGATGATGAAAATGAGCCTGAAGTAGAAGAAGCAGTAACAACAAATGCTAAAGCTTATACTTTGAAACAGCCTTTGGCTCCTAAAGCAACAAAAGCAGATCAATTTGATTCTTTGTTTGAAGACGAAGATGATGGTTTGCCTTTCTAATTAAATTAAATTTATGGCTAGAACTAAGAAAAGCGAATCGCTAACGGCTGCCGTCTCCGCGGAGATTAAAGCTAATTTCAACCTTGATAAATTCAAGGAGAAAAAAATGCTTAACAGCAATGTTAAGTTTAAAGAACAAAAGTGGATTCCCCTTAGTCCTGCATTTCAAGAAGTAACAAGTGTGCCTGGCATTCCTGCTGGGCACATTGTTCTACTTCGTGGACATAGTGATACAGGCAAAACTACTGCTTTGATTGAAGCCGCAGTTAGTGCTCAAAAAGCAGGTGTATTACCTGTATTCATTGTTACAGAAATGAAATGGAACTGGGAACACGCTATGCAAATGGGATTGCAAGTTGAAACTGAAGTAGACGAGGAAACAGGTGAGGTAACTAACTTTAAAGGTTTTTTCTTGTATGCTGATAGGGAAAGTTTGCATACTATTGAAGATGTAGCAGCGTTTATTTTAGATTTGTTAGACGAACAGAAAAAAGGTAATTTGCCTTACGATTTGTGTTTCTTTTGGGACTCAATCGGTTCAATTCCTTGTGAAATGTCTGTTAAATCAAACAAAAATAACAACGAATGGAATGCTGGTGCAATGTCAACTCAATTTGGAAATAACGTAAACCAAAAAATTACACTTTCCAGGAAGGAATCTTCACCTTACACAAATACTCTGGTTTGCGTTAACAAAGTTTGGACTGCTAAAGCAGAAGTACCTATGGGTCAACCTAAGTTAATGAACAAAGGTGGTTTTGCTATGTGGTTTGATGCTACGTTTGTAATTACTTTTGGTAATATTTCAAATGCTGGTACCTCTAAAATCAAAGCGATTAAAGATGGTAAGCAGGTTGAATTTGCTAAACGTACTAATATCCAAATTGACAAAAACCACATTAATGGTATTACCACTCGTGGTAAAATCATTATGACTCCTCATGGCTTTATTAATGATACCGATAAGGAAATCAAAGGCTATAAGGATGATCATGCTAGTGAATGGAGTAAAATTCTTGGTGGAATGGATTTTGATATCTTTGAAGAAGATGAACAATTCGAAACCATGAATATTTTTGAACAAGAACCAGATTAATTAGGTTATTGTCAAAAAGTTTATTACATTTACGACCATGAAAAAGAGTGAACTA